ACATCGCTGGAACAGCAATCACACTCAAAACATCTTCACAGGCTGACGGAACTTTTGACGTGACATGGAAAGTATCTGACTACCAGCTTGAACCATTGAACGGAAACCTTGACGGGTTGACGTGGAGTTACGACAAGATTCGTGCTGTAGGTGATTATCTTTTCCCGACTGTCAATGCGAACTATGGTGAGCAGGCTTTGGTTCAGGTGACTGCTGTCTTCGGTTGGCCTGAAGTGCCGGAGCCTGTAACACAGGCAACGATCATTCAGGCTTCACGCATCTTCAAACGCTACGACTCGCCTCTTGGTGTGGCTGGGTTTGGTGATCTGGGTGCTATCCGTGTGTCTCGATACCTTGACCCTGATATGGCTCAGTTGGTTGAACCGTATCGTCGTATGCGGATATTTGCATGAGCTATTCAGTCACAGAGATTAAGACTGGTATCGCTAACGCTTTAGCCACGATCCCAGGTTTGAGGGCTTACGCCCAGCAACCGGACAATCTCAACGCTCCGTTCGCTTGGCCTATGTTGGATTCAATTACTTACAACGGGGCGATGCGTGGTGGGTTGGTGACTCATATCTTCGTTGTGTCTGTGGTTGTGGGTAGGTCTGCGGAGCGCACAGCTCAGACTGCTTTGGATGGGTATCTGTCTTATGAGGGTGCGACTTCGGTTCGTGCAGCGTTGGAATCGGATCGTTCGTTGGGTGGGGTGGTGCAGAACTTGCTGGTTGAGTCTGCCTCAAATATCTCCACGATGGATGGCAACGATGCGACCTATCTGATGGTTGACTTCCGTGTGGTGGTGTACGCTTAGTTGATGCGCAATCCTGCGAGCGTGTAGAGTTTCAGTAGTAAATCTTCGAGTGCCGGAAGGCAGGAGTCACAAATATGGCAAAGCAAGTTCTTACAAACGTGGCGGTTACCTTCGGTACGGCAAACACCGATATCACCAGTTACGTAGCATCAGTAACATTAAACCTGTCAAAAGCGGAAGTAGCTACAACTTCGTTCGGCTCGTCTGGTGCGGTTACCCGCATCGCAGGTCTCGCAGACAACTCAATCACACTTGAGTTGCATCAGGATTACCCAACGATTGAGAAGTTGTTCTACGACGCTTGGAACGCTGGTACTGCTGTACCTGTGACAGTTAAGCCAAACGGAACTGGTGCTGCTTCTTCAAGCAATCCACAGTACGCATTCAACGTACTTCCTTTGACTTGGACTCCTGTTGCTGGTGCTGTTGGCGATCTTGCTACCGCATCGGTCACCTATCCAATCGATGGTGCTGTAACTAAGACCGGTACTGGCGCATAACTTTTCTTTAACAACCCTTACCTGCGGAGGTAGAAAATGAAGATAGCTCTAGAGATGACTTCTGCTTTGGATCAGTCCAAGCGAATTATTATGGCAACATTCCCTGACTTTATTGCGTTTGAAAAGAAGTTCAATAAGAGTGTTGCGAAGTTTGAAGCTGAATTGACTTTGACTGATCTTGCGTTTATCGCATGGCATTCGGAGCATCGTCAAAAGAAAACAGGTTTGGATTTTGATTCGTGGATTAACGAGGTTGAGACATTGGAGTTGGGCAACCAGGCTGATGCCGTGATCGTCCCTTTGGAGATCAGTCAGCCCATTGGATGATGGCTTACCTGTCTGTTGAGACAGGTATCGCACCATCGGTGTTGCTGGCAGAAGACCCTCGAATGTTGTTCACGATGTTTGCTTATTTGCGTTGGAGAGCAATTCATCTAAACAGGTAGTCTTGCTGTATGGCGGTTTTTGGTAGAGCAGGTCAAGTTAGCATTACTGGCGGTAATGATGCGATTCAGATACAAGGTATCTACGAGTTTTTGCGTGATGCTTCAAAGGCTGATAAACGATTTGATATTGAGATGCGTAAGGCTGCGCAAACTGTGGCACAGAACCTTGTGGATAAAGCCAAGGTTGAGGCTGGGACTGTAACTCGTAATCGTCAGGCTACTGAGGTGATGAAGGGTATGCGGGCTAGGCGTGACCGTATCCCTACTATCAAGTTGGATGACAAGTCAGGTTTTGTTTCGGCATCTAACCCGAACCGGAAGCGTAAGCGTAACGTCACTAGGGGTGACGTGTTCTTTGGTGCTGAGTTTGGTGGTCAGGCTCGACCTAGAACAAAACAGTTCTTGCGTCATCGTGGGCGTTCGGCATATTTTTTCTGGCCTACTGTGCGCAAAGAGAAAGAGAATATCGCTAGGGAATATCTGGACTCTATTCAGCGAGTACTGAATACTTTGAAAGATGGTGCTTGACTTCGGCTGAGTTTCCTGTACCCTTCTAGGAGGAGGGGTTATGGCTGTTCTGTTCAAGAATGTGAAGTCGATTTATCCGAAGCCGTTGGCTTCGTCTTGGGAGCAGTTGAAAGAGCTGTTGTCGTTGCATGAGGAGAACGCTGTTAAGGCTGCGGGTGCGTTGTGGTCTCCGGTTGAGTATGACGCTGGTACTACCAGAGGTAACCGTAATGTCAGGTTTGTTGAGGCGTTGGTTGTGGACATGGACGGTGAAGCGTTTGACCATGCACGTCTTGACGGTTTGGAATGGTTTGCTTACTCCACCTATTCGCATCGTCTAGACGACCCTCACTATCACCTTGTTTTGCCGTTAGCGGAGAAGGTGCCTGCGTCGTTATGGCGTGTGGTCTGGCAAGAGTTGCATGACCGTATCGGGCTGGTTGGTGACCCTCAGACTAAAGACCCTGCACGTATTTTCTATCTGCCTCAACACGCACCAGATCAGCCGTTTGAGTTCCATGAGGGTCATGGCGAGTTGCTTGATTCATCCTTTAAGTTGGATGTTGAACCTGTTGTCAACCCTGTGTCACCACGCTCGAAGCAGGTGCGTCAACCTCGTCAGCGTCGTGCTGGTTCAGAGATATTGGATGAGACTTGGTGGAATGCGCCTGTAGATATTTCTCGTTGGGATGGTCTCACAGGTAAGGCTTTGTATTCTGCGATGCTTGATGAGTTTGTTGCTTTGCGGAATGGGTTGTCTGTTATTGAGTAGAATCGTCGCATGGCTGGTGAGCGCACGTTCGTTGTTAAGTTTATTTCTGATACCGCTGCAGCCAAAGCAGGGCTGAAACTTCTATCCGGTGACATCAAGGGTTTCGGGAATCAGGTTTCTAAGACCTCACCTTTGTTTGGTGCTTTGGCGGTTGGGGCTACGGCAGCATTCGGTGCTATCGCTGTTGGATTAACTAAATCGGTTAAGGCTGCGATGGAAGACCAAGCATCGCAGGCAGAGTTACAGCGTCAGCTGGAGAAAACCTTTGGAGCCAATGAGGCGTTGACTGCTTCGGCTGAACGATACATATCGGTCACACAACTTCGCACCGGAACCTCCGACGTGGAACTTCGAAGCTCGCTTGGCACGTTGGTTCGAGCAACAGGTGACCTTACTCAATCTCAAGACCTGCTTAATACCGCTCAAGATATTTCTGCTGCCACAGGTAAAGACCTTGCGTCTGTTTCGTTGGCATTGGCTAAGGCGAGCCAGGGACAGTTCACAGCACTATCAAGACTTGGCATCCCGCTCGATGAGAACATTAAGAAGTCAAAGGACTTTGAAAAGGTTGTTGGTTTGTTGAATGACCAATTCGGCGGTGCTGCGGAAACAGCTGCGAATACGTTCGGTGGACAGTTAAAGATTTTGCAAGGTCAGTTTGGGGAAATATTAGAAACAGTAGGCGCAGCGTTATTGCCATATCTTCAAAGGTTCTCTGAATACTTGGTCAACAATGTTGCCCCAGCCATTCAACGTGTCACCACAGTCATCGGTGAAAAAGGATTGCTCGCAGGTTTCCAGCAACTCCTATTCGAATCAGGTAGTGCTGGTAAGGCCATCGTCTCAACACTCAAGTTCATAGCAGTAGGTTTCGCCCTCGCTACAAACGCAATCGCCCCGTTCATCTATCTGTCAAGAGCTGCATACAGAGCTGCAACTCTTGACTTCAAGGGTGCATGGGAAGACATGAAGTCTTCGGTCAAAGAGCAAATCCCAATCGTTCCTTTGATGAACTCCTTTGACAAGTTGGGAACATCTGTAAACCATTACAAATTAAATATCCGTGATGCGATAAATCAGCAAACTGGCTTCAAGGGTTCAATAACAGAATTGGCTGGTGATGACAAGAGTGGTTTGAAGGGGGCAACGAAAGCAATCGTTACGGCTGAGCAAAAATTGAAGGCGTATGGGGATTCAATAAAGAAGTCAACTTCGTTGCAACTTAGGTTCAATGATGCCCAGAAATCTGAGAAAAAGTCGCTTGCATCTTTAACTGATGCAAATACGAACTTGGCTGATGCTAAGGCTAAGTTGGCTCAGATTGAACGTGGCTATGGTGCTGGTTCACCTGAGGCGTTGGCTGCGCAGGCTGAGTTGGCTAAGGCACAACGTGCGCAGGAGCGGGCTGTTTATGGGGTTGAGGAGGCTGTATTCTCGGTTGCTGATGCTGAGAAGAATCTTGCTGAGGTTCGTAAAGACCCTGAGTCTTCTCCAATAGATATTCGTCGTGCTGAAATCAATTTGGCTGAGGCGAAGTTGTCTGTTTCGGATGCTACTGATTCTCAGGCTGAGTCAACTAAGGAGTTGAATGACCAGCAACGGTTGCTCAATGAGGCTATTCATGGTGCGACTGTTGGTTCGATTCTTTATGACCAGGCGTTGCGTGATGTTGAGGATGCGACTCGTCAACAGGTTTCAGCGTATGAGGCTTGGGAGGAGGCGGTAACTAATACGAAGAACGCTCAGGATGAGTTCAATGCTTCGTTGCAGGCGACAGCTGATTTGATTAAGAAGTATCCGAAGGTTCTAGGTGGGATGCCTAATCCGATGGCGAACCTTGTTCCGGATAGCACCTTGGCTAATAATGCTAGTGATTTGGTATCTGGTATTGATCGTCAAATGAACATTATTGTTAATGCTGGGTTGGGTGCTAGTGGTATTGAGGTGGGTCAGGAAATTGAGCAGTATTTGCGTGAATACCTGAACTTCACCGGTGGACAATTCTCGTTTGGTTCTATTGGTTCAATCTTCTAATGGCTAAACAAGCGGTGTGGGGGGAAACCCTTAAGGTTAATTTGGATGTCGGGTTTAAGACGAACATCTTCAAATTGGATTCCAGTCTTCTTGACGGTGAGGACACCCTTGAGGGTTCAACAGAGTTTGTAGATATTACTGAGTATGTTCAGAGCATCACTATCAATCGTGGGCGCACGAATCAGGTAGACACATTCAATACCGGAACGCTTGCGATCCTTGCTGATGACCGTGCATCTGGTAGGTCGTTTGACCCGTTGAATACTGCTTCGCCTTGGTACGAGGGCGATTTGGGTATTGCTCCACGTCGAGCGGTTGAGGTTTATGGTGGTTCGGCTGGAACGGCTGCGATGTTCAAGGGTTACATCTACGACTTGAACATTGAATATGATGAGCCACAGTTATCATCAGCACAGATTCTCGCTGTTGATGCTTTGGCACAGTTAGCCCAGACGAACCTTGTCGGGTTCAATCCATCACAGCAGCTCACGTCTGAGCGGGTTGACGCAATCTTGTCTAGGAATGAGGTGTCTTGGTCGACTGCGTTGCGTGAGATTAACCCTGGTTTGGCAACGGTTGGGACGGTTGCGTATGAGGATAATGCGAACGTGTTGGAGGCTTTGCAGGCTTTGCAGGTTTCGGAGAATGGTCGGTTCTATGCGTCTCGTGATGGGATGTTGGTGTTTGATCCTCGTGTGCAGGTTTCGTTTGGGACGGCTGTGGCGGTGTTGGGTGGGACTGCGGTGACGGATGTTCCAATTCGTTCGTTGAATAATCTTTATGGTGCTGAGACTGTGTTGAATCGTATTTCGGTTCAGGTGCAGGGTTCGAGTGTCTTGAGTGTTGTGAATGGTACGGCATCACAGGCTGAGTATGGGATTAAGAACTTTGCTCTAAACAATTTGCCGTTGGTCAATGACGCTGCTGGTTCTGCTTTGGCTGTGGCTTTGCTGGGCAGGTACCAGACACCGGAGGTGGTGTTCAATGAGACAAGTGTGTTGATGAACGGGTTGTCTTCTGCTCAGCAAGAGTTGATGGCCTCGTTGGAGATTGGCGATATTTTGGCGGTGGAGAAACGGTTCGCTGTTGGTACTCCTTCGGTGGTTCGACAGAACGTGGTGGTTGAGTCCATTCGTCATCAGATCGCCCCATCCCGTCATGAGGTGTTTTTAGGGTTAGGTCAGGTGCAGTTGGTGTTGCCGTTTATACTTGACACCAGCGAACTTGATGACAGTACTTATGCGGTAACATAGGAGACACTATGGCAGTCAGACCAACATTTTCACCTGGGGATGTTCTCACCAGTAACAACATGAACATTCTTGCTAATGCACTTATCACCATCAACGCTCAAACCGGTACGGCCTACACACCTGGCACAGCTCAGGTAGGTCAGTTGACGACGTTGAATAATGTGGCAGCGCAAACGATAACTATCCCTGCGAACTCATCTGTGGCGTTTGCTATCGGTGACCAGCTGAACTTCATGAACTTGTCTACTGGTACTGCAACTTTTGCTCCAGCTGGTACAGCAGTCATTCGTTCTGCTGGAAGCAAACTGAAACTTGCTGATCAATATGCTGTCTGTACTGTTCTCAAGATCGATACCGATGCTTGGGTCATGGTCGGCAACGTAAAGGCCTAGTCATGCAAATTCTCGCGGGAGTAGATGGTGGTGTTGCTCCACCGACAACAGTCCAATATGTTGTTGTCGGTGGAGGCGGTGGTGGTGGAGGCCCATACCCTGCTGGTTATTGGGCTGGCGGTGGTGGTGCTAGTGGTGCTTTGCGAACTAATTCGTCTTTTGCTGTTGCATCAGGTGTCGCCCTTACTGTAACTGTCGGTGGCTTTGGTGGTGGCGGTGGCAATAATTCAAGTGGTGGCGGTGGAAGTTCATCTGTGTTTAGTTCTGTGACAGCTAGCGGCGGTGGAGGTGGTGAAACCGTTTTTGGTCGTGCTGGTTTTGGTGGCAGTAACGGAGATTTCTCAGGTGGAACCAACGGTGGCACGAACAACTCAGGAGGTGGTGGTGCAGGTGCAGGTGGAAACGGTTCAAACGGTAGCGGAAGCGTTGGTGCAGCAGGTGGTGCTGGCGTAGCGAACGGAGTTGCATCAACAACTGGTGCAACAACAACATACGCTCCTGGTGGTGGCGGTGGTGGTTTTAGCGGTTCTGGTGGAATGGGAAGCACTCGTGGTGCTGGTGGTGCTGGAGCAAGTGGTGGTGCTGCTGGTTCAAATGGAATAGCAGGAATTGTTGCAATAAAATATGCAGACAGTTTTGCACCTGCAACAGCAACAACTGGAAGTCCAACTATTACTGTTGCTAACGGCTTCAGGGTTTATGAATGGACATCAAGTGGAAGCATCACGTTCTAATGGCTTATTTTGTTGAGTTAGATCAGAACAATGTTGTTCTACGCACAATAGTCGTACATGAAGAGGACGCATCAAATGGTGAATTTTTTTGTCATAACTTGTTTGGTGGTATATGGTTAGAAACTTTTGTGGACGGATCGCAAAGAAAACAATATGCTAGTCCGAATTATTTTTACGATGCGGTTGCTGATGTTTTCATTTCACCTAAGCCGTTTGAGTCTTGGTCGCTTGATGAGAACTATGATTGGCAAGCACCGATTGATTACCCTGCGGATGGGAAAGATTATCTGTGGGACGAAGCAAATCAGGCTTGGGTCGAGTTTCCCGCTATCTAGTTTTCTTCCCAGCGTTCTTCGGTTTCCTAGTCACATCATCATCGGCTGAGGCTGACACGTTTGGGGTTTGGGAGTTCTCTAAGTCTTGCCTCGCTGAACAGGGTGGGACGGTTGAGCCGGTTGAGGGTGGGTTCAAACTCACGGGTGCTGATGGTGGGACGTGTGCTGGGAAGTCTCATTATGTTCGGATGCAGGCCATCATCCCAGAGGAGACAAACGAACTCGGTTTCCAATGGGCGTATCAAACCAATGATGGGTCTTGGTATGACCCTCCACAAATCATTCTCAACGGGGTCATCACCAAGCTGACGAATGAGAACAATGCCACCGGATCAGAACTGATTCAGGTTCAGGCTGGCGACATCTTCGCATTCCAGCAGTACTCGACTGACTCATGCTGCCAACCAGGCAACCTCACGATTACAGGGCTGACATTAGGCTTGGGTGAATGGGTATCTACAATCTCATCCACAACAATTACGACGACCTCTACTTCTACTGTCCCGTCAACGACTGTCCCTGTCACCAACCCGACTACTACGACAGTTCAAGAAACAACTTCTACGACTTCGAGTCTTCCTCAAACGTCCGTCCCAACAACCACAACGGCACCACCACAAACAACAACAACGCTCCAACAAAGTATTTCAACGGTTACCTCAACTAGCTCGACGACGACAAGTACTTCAACGACTGTAGCCCCAACAACAACCACGACAGTTTATGTTCCAACGGTAACAACCACGACGACGACGGTTTATGTGCCACCGGCAACAACCTCTACTGTTCTCGAAACAACGACAACCACCACAACGGAGCCAGAACCAGTCCCCACCACAACGCTCCCGCCTCCGTTACAAACAACCAGCACAACTTCAACAAATCCACCAACAACGACATCAACCGTCCCTCCTGTGACCACATCTGAACCTGATGTGACCACAACGCTACAAGCCTCTACAGACGAGCCGAAACCGCTCACCCAAACAGAACTACTGAACACCCTAGAAGCCCTCTCAGAAGCGTCCACAGAGGCCATAGAAGCCATCGTGGATGAAGTCCTAACCAA